AAGAAAATACTAAAATTATGAATGAAACAGAGATAAAACAGACAGCTTTTGACAGTTTAAACAATAAACAGAAAGCATTTGTCTTGAATTACATCAGAAACAGGGTGTCAACAACCGCATACCTTGAAGCATATTCAATTGAAAATACCCCTGATAATTATTATACCGCCGCCGCCGCCGCTTGCCGATTGTTAAAGAATGTTAAAGTTGAAGCGGCAATTCAGGAAAAGTTTGACGAAATATGGAACGAGAAAGAAAGCGACATCGGGAAGGTGTTTGATGAATTAAAGTCTCTCGGTTTTTCCGACATTAATAACATCATGGAATTAAGAGACGGTGTTTTATCTGTAAGGGATTTTGATTCAATTGATACAAGAGCGATTAAAAAGATAAAGATTAAAGAATTGAAATCAGAGTCAACCGATACCAGAACCGCTGAAATAATCGAAATCGAATTGCATGATAAAAAAGGTTCACTGGCTGAAATTGCCGATATACTTAAACTGAAAAAACAGCAGGTAGAAATATCGGGGAATATCAATAATACGAAGCATGATTTATCAAAACTCACAGATGAAGAGCTTGACCAATATGAAGCCTTTATTCAGAAAATGAGTAAACCAGAATGAACCATATAGAGACGAAAAAAGAAGTAACAACTCAAGAGGATATAGACAGGGAGAGAATAAAACGCTCTGCAAGAAAATCACACCTTGATTTTGTCAAACATACATGGATGGGGGGCGGTGCAGATCCTTTTATCGTTGGTGTTCATACAAAAATAATATGCGAAAAGATAGATGAAGCGATAGAGAGATTTAAAAAAGGTCAAAGCTCATTCCTGAAAATTAAAGTTCATCCTCGTTCGGGAAAAGCCCTTGAATTATCAACTCCAATACCCACACCAAGAGGGTGGACAACTATCGGCGAAATAAAGATTGGAGATAAGCTGTTTGACGAAGCGGGCAATGTCTGTAAAGTTATCGGAAAGTCTCCTGTTTTCAAAGATCGTGATTGTTATACCGTTGAAACTCTTGACGGCGAAAAGATTATTGCAGACGGCGAACATGAATGGGTTACAAGATTATGCAGGCATCATAAAAAACATTTAAGGCATACTACGGAGTATTTATCTAAAAGAAAATCACCAAGACGGGCAATGATAACGGCGCAAGGGGCATTAAAACTACCAAAGGCGGAACTGTTGATTGACCCGTATGTTTTAGGCGTATGGCTTGGGGATGGTAAGACTTTTGGCGGATTTGTAACTCCTGGAGTAGAAGCGGATAGACTTTTTATAACGAGCGAAATAGAAAAAGCCGGTTATGTTTGCAGGGCGCATAAGAATATTGGGAATGTGGGAATATTAACTCTTATCCCTCAACTAAAGAAACTAAATCTTTTCGGGAATAAACATATCCCCATGATTTATAAAAGGGCATCGAGAGAGCAAAGGCTTGCTTTGCTTCAGGGACTGGTTGATACAGACGGATATGTTGCACCTAAAGGGCATATCGAAATTTGTAGCGTGAAGAAGTTGCTCGCTGAAGATATACGAGAGCTGGTAATGTCTCTCGGTTATAAATGTTCTCTTAACACTGGAGACGCAACGATAAACGGGCGTTTTATTTCTAAAAAATATAGGGTTATGTTTTTTATGCCGGATGCGGCACGACTGCCAAGAAAAAGAGATAATTGTGTTGTCCCGAAACATACACCAAACCGATATATTGACGTTAAGCCGTATGGAAAAGCCGACACTGTTTGCATTCAGGTGTCAGCAGAAAGCGGAATGTTTTTATGTGGTAGAACGATGTTGCCGACACATAATAGTGATCTTGTCAGCCGGTATTTACAGCCGCATTTTATCGGAATGTTTCCAGACTGTGAAATGATGGATACCTGCTATAATTCAAGCCTTGCTGAAGCGTTCGCCTTTGACTCGATTAAGATTATGAATACACCCGAATATCAGGAGCTTTACCCGAACGTCAAATTAGATCAGGAAAGCGTGAAAAGATGGTCTGTACTGAAACTTGACAGTAAAACCAAACAATGGGTAAGCGCAAAGGGCAAGAGCAACGCAGGGGGCTTGTATTCAGGTCTGACAGGTAAAGGCTATCACTTAGGAATACTTGATGATTATTGTTCAAGCAGGGCGGACGCAGAAAGTAAGACCATGCGTGAAAAGATGTGGTCGGCATTTACGAATGACTTTTTATCCAGAAGAGCCCCTGTCTCAATAACAATAATCCTTGCGACACAATGGCATGAAGACGATATACACGGACGGATTGAAAGAAAGAACGATCCTGAATGCGAAGAGTATGACGAGAAATTCCCGAAATTTGAGACTTTAAGTTTTCCGGCAAGAGCGGAAATGTATCATACACCTTCAGACTACCCTGGAGAATACCTGTTTTTAGAGAGATTCAGCAGAGAGTTTTACGAGGCTCAATATGCGACATTAACACCTTACGAGTCATCAGCTCTGTACGATTGCAGCCCTATTTCGAAAGGGGGAGCAATACTCAAAACCGATAAGATCAATTATTGCAATGAAATGCAGGTGCAGGAATGGCCGAAAGACCTGAAGTGGTTAAGAGTGTGGGATATGGCACATACGGCAAAGCAGAGGACGGGAAGCGATCCGGATTATACCGCAGGGACTCTGCTTGCATACCGTAAAGGTGAAAAGAACGGCATCGGTGAATATCCGTGGCATTTATACATTAAGAATTATGTGAAGTTCAGAGAAAATGCGACACAGAGAGATAATAAAATAATCGAAATTGCAAAGGCGGACGGTAACAGCGTAAAGATAATTATTGAAAACTCGCTGGACGCTAAAGATGCGGCATATTACTTGCAGGATAGACTTTCAGGAATAAGAACCGTACACCCTGTAAACTGTAAAGGGGATAAAGTGACAAGATGTTCACCTGTTGAGGCTATATTTGAGTACGGCAGGGTTCATGTTGCAAAAGGGGAATGGAATAAGACCTGGGCGGAAGAATTGCTCAGATTTGACGGATCGGGAAAGTCGCACGATGAAGCAATAGACAATATAACGGCAGGCTGGATAGCAGGTCAGGAGTCCGGCTATAAAGCGCTTAACATCAGTGTAGGATAATTACTTGACATTATCAAAGAGGTAATATATTTTAGTGCTATGAAAAAAGAAATCAAAATAGATATTGTTTTTAAGCACACTTCAGATGAGGGTAACGCGGTGCTTGTCGGGAAATGCCCTATTTGTAAACAAGAAATTGCAGTTTCAGACTTTCAGTGGTGGGATGCTTTTTGTAAATGTGGCTATAAATGGGAATTGAAAGCGGTGGGAATCTTAACAGAGCAGACTGAAGATGATTTATGATTGCAACAGGGCAAATAGACAGCTTTAAATGTATATGCGGCGGTACGACTTTTCAGTTTGACACAAAGAATCATCTGAAGAAGGACTGTGTTATGGTCTGCGTGGTATGCCTGACAAAGTACCGGAACGAGGGTATTGACGATAAAGGCGGATTTAAGATTTTACGGCAGGGAGCATTCTCTGAAGAGTGGCTGCCGGATGAAAGAACAGCAGTACATATAAATTAAATAAATAGAACTTAAACAAGGAGAATTTATGATTAGAGAGGTAACGATGAAACAGAGGTAAAATAAATGTTTATAGATACTTCCGCATGGACAGTAGGGGTAACTCTCCCCGATAACTTCAATATAAAATCCCGTCATTCAAAATATGATGAAATGCTTCCCTATTGGCAGAAATGCCGTGATGCAAGACAAGGCGCAAAGGCTATAAAAGACGGAAACAACTGTGAAACGTACCTCCCTCGGCTCGACTCTCAGGTTATTTGGAACAGCGACAGTGACAAAACCCCGCAACAGAAAAACCTTGCATACAAGAATTATAAGAATCGCGGAATATGGTTCGGCGCAACAGGAAAGACCGTAGAAGCATTTAAGGGCATGATATATCAGAAGCCAGTTAAATTCTTCAGCAAAAATACAGAACTCCCGAAAGAATTTAAAGAAACCGACCTGATAAAATACGCATCACAGGAGGATGAGTCATTCACGGCATTAATGCAGTCCTGTACAGACGAAATATTAACCGTGAACAGGGTGGGTCTACTTGAAGACTTTCCGGTATTAGTGAACGAAACCACAGGTGAAGCTGTCCAGATGTCACAACTTGAATTTGAAAAATCCGGTATAACTTCCTACTCGGTTAAATATCTGGCTGAACAGATTACAAACTGGGGCGTTGCGGTTCATAATGGCCGTAAAGTGGAATCATTCTATGTGCTTGAAGAGAGCTGGCTTGATTATGATGAAAGTTTAACAGCCCCGAAAGAAAGATTGAGATGGAGGCTTCTTCTTCTTGAACCGACAGAATCCGGGGATCTGGTTTATAAGCAGATCATAATCATTGAGAATAAAGAGGGCATAGTAATTAAGGATATATTCTATCCGCTGATTAACGGGAAATATTTTAATTATGTTCCCTTCTGGTGCTTATCAGTAACAGGCAATCAGCTTGACCAGATCAGTGAGCCGGAAATTAACGACCTTGCAGAGATGAACATAGGACACTTCAGAAACTCCGCAGATTATGAGAATGAGATGCACTATGTTTCAATCAAAACTGCTATTTTCCCCGGATGGGACAGTGAAGAGTTCGGAAATCCGGTTCTTGGCGGTGCGCTTGCAACTCCTCCGGAACAGAAGCCTTTTATCCTTGAAGCAACCAGTACATCAGGCCTCAAGGATGAAATGGCAGCTAAAGAGCAGAGAATGGCTATCCTCGGCGCGCAGATGCTATCAGCAAAAGGGCGTTATATTCAATCCGCAAAGACATCTGAGATAGAGAATCAGGGACAATCCGGAATACTTGGCAGTTTAGCGGCCACGCTTGAAGAGTTCTTCAGCGTTATACTATCCCTTAAAATGGAATGGTCAAGGCAGGGAACGGACGGCGTAAAAGTAGTGTTAAATAAAGAATACATGAAAAACACTTTAGCACCCGAACAGATGAAAGACCTTGTCGCAGCGGTACAGGCCGGTAAGATGTCATTCAAGACTTTCTACTACAATATATCTAAACTCGACATGTATCCGGACGGCTGGACAGAAGAGGACGAGAAGAACGCTCTTGACTCTGAAGGACTCGGCATGGCTTCACAGGATATGTTGACAGCCGTTGACAGTTTAAGCAAGCGTATTGCAGGGCTGGAGGGCAAGAAGACAGAGCCGGTTAAGGATAAGTGAGCGGCGGCATGATTAACAAACTCTTTGATGAAATCGGCGTTGCATACGCTGAGAATAAGAAGAAGTACCCGGATTACATTTTAATAAATCACACGACATACGGGATGGTAATGTACGGCAAAGTGCCAGAGGATTTTCCTAAAAGATCCCTCGACCGTGATAATCATACAATCCTCGGAATACGGGTCATATTCGATGAAAAGCTGAAAGATAATCAGATCAAGTTGCTTTACTGCAAAAAGGCTATAAACTAATGAGACATAATACGGGAGAGAGTCGTGATAATTTTGAACAATAGAACTGTATGCGGCAAGGTTAATCAGGCAAGTGTATTCTCTTTATGTTTAACCATTGGGAAAAATATTGTCATCGGCTTTAGCGTGAATCAATTCGAGAGAAACAAGAGAGTTAGTCTTGAACTAATGCTTTTTTACTGGAGGGTTTTTCTTGGCTGAATCCGTAAACAAACAGCTCCAGCAGTTAATGATTACTCATGCGGTCTATATTGAAAAATACAAGACCTTTGAGGAAAACAAGATGCTGAAAATCTTAGAGGCGGCGGATGAGGAATTAAAAGCACTGCTTGAATCAAAGTATCTGCCGGGACTATCCAGAAGCCGACAGGAAAAGCTGTATGAGGCTATAAAGGCACTGGAAGCCGGTTACTCGACCGTATTCACAGATGAAATGATATCCGATTTGACAGCCTTTGCAGGGAACGAGGGGGGCTGGACAGTGGAACAGCTCCGGCAGGTAACAAATCCTTATTTGAGCATAGATTTTGTGATCCCCTCAGCAGCCCAGATATATTCAGCAGCAGAAAGCAGTTTTCTGATCATGAATGACGGCGTAACGCTCGATCTTGAATCAATTATCAGCTCTGTATTTAAGGGTAGAGAGGCTATAATTGAACAATCACTCAGGCAAGGGTATATCCTGGGTAAAACTAATCAGCAGATGGTACAGGAGCTTATGGGTTCAGGTGCGGCAGAGTTCTTTGACGGCAATATCCGCAGATCAAGAACTTCAATGGAGCGAGTTGTAAGGACTGCATTTTCTCATATGTCAGGAGTTGCACGGGATGAAGTTTACAGCAATAATGATGATCTGGTTAAGGGGTATAAGTGGGTAAGTACGCTTGACAGCCGCACATCCCCAACCTGCATAGCTTATGATGGCCGCTGCTGGTATTATAACCCTGAAAATGCCCCGAATGGAGCAAGTCTTTTACCGGGGCCCGTCAAGAATCCCGCCCACTACATGTGCCGCAGTTGTACTGTTCCGATATTAAAATCATGGCGTGAACTCGGCATTAATATATCAGAAGCACCGGAAGGAACAAGATCAGCACTGGACGGATATGTTCCGGCAGGCACTACATATTCGGAGTGGTTTGATAAAGCCGGTGAAAAAGTACAGCTTGAAGTTCTCGGAGCCGAACGATTTAAAATGTATCAGGCCGGAGAGATGAAAGTCACTCAATTTATGAAAGATGGCTCATGGTTGAGCCTTGAGCAATTAAAACAGAGAGGGCATTGATGGGGAGAAAGCGGGAAGCAGTCAGAAAAGCAATCAGGCAGGCTGGCAATGATTTTACAAATGAGCTTGTCAAGATACCGCCGGAACAGTGGGCAGAAAAACCGCCAAAAGGTTTAACCAGCGTTTACCGGAACAATCAGTTTATCGTCCAAGTGTTCGCTGATAATATCAAAGATCCTTTTGATGGTAAAGACACAATAAAAGTAATGGTTCGGCATAATACCGGAAAGCCGATTGTCCAGTGGTCACATTTGCAGGATATTAAGAATCAGATATTTGGGAGAGGGGCGTTGGCTGTTCAGTATTTACCACCTCAAAGCAAGCTTGTTGATGAGGCGAATATGTACTGGTTTTTCGTAAAAGAATCGGTCGGGTGTTAATGACATTTGAATATTGTGAAACATGTAAAAAGGTGACATTCGGCGGTTGTTTCCCGTCTGCGACATTATCTATAAAAGTTTTTCTTTGCTCAATATGCAATGCTATTACCTATATGGTGTATATGGAGACCAGTGATGATGAAGCTTTAATTGATGATATAGAATTAAGAAACGAAGCGATTAAATTACAGCTTCAATATTACAAAGCATTAAATAAAAACAAGCGAGGATTGTATGCCAGCTAAATCAGTCGGTGAAATAACAATTAAAATAACAGAACATTTAGAGCGAGTGAAGAGCGGAATACTTTGGTATATCAAACAGCTTTTACCGCTTACCTATTGGTCGCTTTTTACGCTACAGGTAGTAGAAGATGATAAGCAGGGATTTAAATATGTTTGTGTCTGGAAAATGTGGCTTGGCTACTCATACGGTATACGCACATGGAAAGTTGACAAAGAAGTCGAACACATGACGGATAATGAAATTGAACAAAATAAAAATCAGAATATAAGGAGTCGCACAACATGACTATAACAAAAGAGGAATTGCAGAGCTTTTCCGGAACAGACGAAGGCAGAGCCGTATTAACAGAGATAGGATTTATTCACGGAGATCAACATAAGGCTATTCTCGACGAACAGATTAAGGGCCTCGTAACAAGTAAATCAACAATACTTGGAGAGAAAAAAGCCCTTGAAGAAAA